TTAAAGTTTTACCTTTAGGCTTGTGCCGTCCCATATACATTCTTTAAATAAATCCTTAATAAGTCCGTTTAGTTCGTCATAGTCTGCCGTATCAAGGTTTTCTACAATGTGGCAGACCATTTTATATTTATTCTCCGTATCCTTGCGTACCTTTGCACGCTTGCGGTCGTTGCTCTCAATCTCCATTAACTCATATTTTAACCCGCTTATCTGCTTGTCTATACGCTCCATTTCAGTAATTATATACTTGGCAGCAGTCGACCCGGAATTAGAGCCAAGAGCAGAGGTAAGGTTGCCTATTTTTAATTCCAAGCGGTCAATATCCCTTTGTACATCCGACCGGGAACGCACGCAGGCACATATAATCTCATCTTCGTGTATATAATTATCAATCGTGCTTTTATCCAAGGCAATACTTTTAAGAAGTTCAATTACTACATTATCAAGGTCCGCTACAGGAGTAAAACCACGGTCACAGTATTCTACACCCCTACGGTTGCGGTTTTGGCAAAAGTAATTATCATAAGTCTTATGATAGGTCTTATCTACTTTGTGTTGCACCCTCATAGCATAGCCACAGGAACACCGCAACACACCTTTAAGGATTCCTACTTTATGTTTTCGGGTTTTATCAATCACATTATTACCGAAACGCTCTTGTATGGATAACCATTTATCAGAAGTCATTAAGGGCCGGTGAAATCCGACAGATATTACCCACTTTTCGGGAGGGTTTGCACTATGCTTTTTCTTTCCTCCGCCTGTAGTTCGGCCGTAAGCAATTATGCCGTATTCCCCTGTAAATTTACTTTCTTCGCAACCAATCATACATCCAAGGGATTTGAAATACTCAAGCGTTGCCCTGTCGGCAGGTGCATAATGAGGATTCTTTAGGATGTTATACAGTTGGGAAGCAGATAGATAATTACCGTTCAAGGTCTTAACGCCTGTCTTTCTAAAATGCGTTTCTAATCCGCTAAGAGAATATCCGCCCTGTAAGAATGTATCAGCAATCATATTTAAAAATGGTATCTCCGTCGGATTCTCAATTAGTACGGTGTGGGTCTTTCCTCCGAACTGTACCCTTTCACGCTCAAAGCCTATCGGTGCCTTTCCGCCTGCCCACTTCCCGGATTTTGCTAACTCAATCATATTATCAGTAACACGCTCTGCAATCGTTTCTCTTTCCATTTGAGCGAATACGGAGCATATATACATCATTGCACGACCAAGAGGGGTAGTTGTATCTATCTGCTCTTTGATACTTACAAATTCTACACCGTGTTCAGACAGGAGGGAGAAGAAATTAGAGAAGTCTAATACATCACGACTTATACGGTCTATCTTGTAACATACAACTACATTTAACATACCGTCTTTTACATCAGAGATAAGGCGGTTATAATCCGGGCGGTCAGTATTTGCACCTGTATAACCCTCATCCTCATACCTGTATACTTCGTAATCGCTATAGTGGGATTTGCAATACTCTACACCGAGATTGTATTGTACGTCCGTGGAATCGGACTTATCGGAGTAAATAGATTTTCTGCCGTAAATGCCTATATGCAACATAATAATCACAACCTTTCTAAAAATGGGAACAAAAATAAAAGCCATTGCAAGACAAGGGATTTTGTGATATTATATATATGCGTTTAAATCAAATTCCTTTGTCTAACAAGGGTATTTAAGGGACCGTCCGCTATTGGTAGTAGTGGGCGGTTTTCCTTTTTCCTTATTTATAAATTATAAGGGTGTGGTATCCCTCCATTTCCTTAGACATTCCCTGTCCCGGTATGGAGTTAAATTTTACATCCACAATCTCGTATCCGTCATTCTGCATACAGGTTAAAATCTCGTCTATTTGGGTTGTGTATTTATCTTCACAACCGAAAATCTGATTAAGCAACTTACTAAAACTGTTAATCATAACAACGTGAGTTTTGCCGTCCTTTGGTTTTAAATATTTCTTAGTTTCCTCGTAAATAACTCCGGCGGTATTCTTCTGATTTTTGGTAAACATACCCATAGCGTAATCCTCCTTTGATTAAATTGTCTGCCGTCCGTTCTAAAATCACATACGGAGGTGTAAGATAATGGAGATTCTTACTTGGCAGGCAAGAAATGATAAAAATGTTACATTAGTTAAATTGTCCGGCTTAACCGGGATAAGTAAAAGCACCCTCAACAATATAGAAAATGGGAGAGTGTCCCCAACTATAAAGCAGTTGGAAGCAATCGCAAAGGCTTTAGAGGTCAAGATAACAGACCTATACGAGAGCCAATATAAATAAATTTCCAAGATAATGGAAATCGTGGCAGCAGTGGTTACATTCTGCCGGATTTTGCGGTATAATGTCCTCTGCAAAGGAGGATTTAAACGCAATGATTGATAAAATCAAAAAATCCATTATTGAAATGCTTACAAGTATAAATGATGTAAAGGCATTGGAACGTATCCACCGCTTTATAGAGTACATATATACAGGTAAGTAAAGCAAAAGGGCCGGGCAACCGACCCTTTTTAGTTGCCACCTCTAAGAAATCTCATAATAACCGTTCTTTGCTCTTTTGACAGGTTACAAAAATCTGCTACCAATTCTTTTTCATCAACAGATAAATCAAACTGTAAAGCCAATTCGTCTAATATCGTTTCGGGAAGATTCGTAAACATATCCCCTATACCCTCAACAAGCCAAACACGATTAACATTAAACTCTCTACAAATAGAAATTATAGTTTGTTCCATTAAGGTACGAGAGCCGTTTTCATAGTTACAGATTGCGGAGCGGGTTAAGCCGATTTTAGACCCGAAATCCTCTTGATTAAGACCAAGGGTTTTTCTCAACTTTTTTAAGCGTTCTTCCATAATACACCGTCCTTTCTTGCTTATGAGAATAATATAACTCTAAAAATACACATTGTCAACAAAAATTATAAATAAGGATTGACAAAAGTCACGGTGTGTATTATCCTATACACATAGAAAACAAATAAATACACATAGACCGCATTTTGGAAAGGAGGTACAAGCTTTGTTAGAAACAACCACATTACAGGCGGAAAGAGAAAAGAGAGAAGCAATAGAATTTATTGCAATCCTTAGGACTTTGTCTGAAAGAGAAAAGGGAAGAGTGCAGGGATATATGGAATGCTTGCGGACAGTCAAGGTTGCGGAAAATAGAACGGAACGGAAGGAGAAGGACTAAGGCAATGGATTTACAACGCCTATACTGGGAACCCCCTGTAGAAGTACAAAGAGCCTTTGACACCTTACAGGGGAACAAGGAAAAGGCTAGGGTGTTGGCGGATATGGTCGGCTCTATAGTCGTTGATGAAAATTTATCTATAGACGTGCTGGAAATGTTGGCAGACCTGTTAAAAGAGGACTGCCAACAGATACGACAGGTGGTTAAGGAAATGAAAGAGGAAAAGGAGGTAGCCTATGAGAGAACCGAAAAAGATACCTGTTGAGGTCGAGTTTACCGAGGGATACCAAGAGAGATTTACGGCAGCAGTATTAAAAATATACTCTAGCAGAATCAGAAAGGAGGTAAACCGTGGCGAACAGGGCAGAGAAATTTATAGTAGCATACCGAAACGTGAAAAAATGCGAGTTTCATAATATCGGGGCGTACATAGTGGCAATTAGCATTATCGGCGGTACTACGTTTTGTGCGTTTTTTGATTCGGGATTGCATACCGAGGAAAGCATAAGGCGGAAGGGAAGCATAAAACTACACTCGATTTATTCCAAAAAGTAGGAGGATAAGCAGAATGAGTAAAGCAGTAGAACACAACAATGTAGTGATTTTTGATGATAGGGGTATTCCCTCTATTATGGTCCGCTTTATGCGACCAAAGGACACGGAGGAACCCCCGGTAATGTTCAGAATCGGGGATAAGGTAGTGGACGCTGTCTATATTTCCAAGTATCCAAATAAAGTAATTAACGGCAGGGCGTACAGTCTGCCAATGGTAGACCCGACTGTAAATATCAATTTTGACGAAGCGGTACAGGCTTGCAGAGCCAAGGGCAGCGGTTGGCATTTAATGACCGCCGTAGAGTGGGAATACCTGTTAAATCAGAGCAGGCAGCGGGACACTTTACCGCACGGAAATACCGATTACGGCAAGGATTATTACCATAAGGACGAGCAGGGCGACCGTGAGGGGTGCGGATACGGCAGGACGCTTACAGGAAGTGGACCGGCTACATGGAATCACGACCACACCATATACGGCGTATCGGATATGAACGGCAATATATGGGAATGGTTGGCAGGCTTGCGTATCGTAAACGGCATTTTGCAGTACATACCGAACAATGACGCAGCACTTGACGCTTGCGACCTGTCAACGGATAGCAGGGAATGGCAGCAGATTAAGACAGGCAGGGGACCGGTAAGGGTCAATGGAGAAAACGGAGATATTGCAATAGTTGACTTGCCGGAAAATGAAGAATACGAGCCGGATTATGACGGCGTAAAGATTGCAGATTTAACGGTTGAATTATCAGAGATACCGCAGGCATTAAGGGATTTAGGCATTGTGCCGGAAATGCGGGTAGATTCCGAGGGTAAAACCTATGTATGGTTTGACACTACCGAGGGCGAGTATATGCCGCTCTGTGGGTCGGCGTTCCACAATACCTCTTATTCGGGGCCGTCCGCTCTCAGCTTGGTTGATGTCCGTGCCGACTCCTACGTCAGCATTGGCTTCCGCTCCGCTTTTTATGAGGTAAACGGAAAACTGATTACTGAATAACTGTTTTAGTGGTGCGGTAGCGCCCCTCACACAAAGAAAGGAATGGTAGCAATGGAACTAAACAAAATAATATGTGGAGATTGCTTAGAAGTAATGAAAAGCATGGGTACAGGAACAATTGATTGTGTTGTAACAAGTCCGCCCTACAATCTTGGCGGAGATTTTCATATATGCAATAACGGAAAAAGGACAACATATGGGGCGTATAACACGTTTTGTGATAAGCAGGACGAAAAGGAGTATCAAGAAAATCAAATTAAAGTGCTGCAGGAACTTTATAGAATCACGAAAAATGACAGTTTTTGTTTTTATGTTCACAAAGAAAGAATTATAAAAAACGAAATTATTAGCCCTATTGAATGGATAAAAAAAACGGATTGGAAAATAATGCAAACAGTTGTTTTAGATATGTCGGCAACTGCAAATGTAGATAAAAGGCGATTTTTCCCAGTACACGAATATATTTTCGTACTATGCAAGCATAAAGACGCAAAATTACATAACGACCATAAATTAACAAGCGTATGGAAAACAAAAAAAGTACCACGAAAAATAAGCGGACACCCTGCAACATTTGATTACAATATACCTTTTGAATGTATTTTAGCAGCAACAGACGAGGGAGATATTGTACTTGACTGTTATATGGGTACGGGAACAACCGCATTAGCAGCATTATTTACGAACAGAAAATACATCGGGATAGAAATAGATAAAACTTATTGCAGCAAAACAATAAAGGAATTAGAAAAAGTGTAAAGGAGAGAATCAGATGAAGTACAGAGGTTTGACGTTTAACAGGACAACATTAACCTATGAATGGGTTTACGGTATGCCCTCATACGGATATGAAACAGAAGAGATAGCAGAAATAGGAACGCCACACGGCGATTTCTACGACATCAACCCTGCTACACTTGGCAGAGAAACGGAATACAGGGACCGACACGGAAAGCAGATGTATACAGGCGATATAGCAACATTAGAAGTAGATGAGGAATTAAGGGAATTTGAGGTAGTGGAGATAACCACGGAGCGGGAGTATAACACTCTGCCAGGATTTGAGGGCGGAACGGTCAAGGTCAGATTATCGGGAGTAATTGCGTTCCGCTGGAGGGCGCAGGACGGAAATACTTATGACCTGTTGCCGTGCGTCAATGAAGCAGGAGTAGCAGACCCATTCCGTATGGAAATTATAGACACGGTGGCAGAAAGGGCGGTGCGTGAGAGTGAAAGTAAGGGCGAAAAACAGTAACACGCCTTGTCCTATATGGATATATGGCGAATACATAACCACACCGCCAAAACGCCCAAATGGAGAAGTACGCCCCGAGGGTCATTATATAGACAAGGGCGGTTATCCGGGTGCCAATGTGTACGCCGTAAGTGCTGATACATTATGCAGGCAGACGGCAGCGGTTGACAAGCTTAAACGTGGCATATACGAAAATGATATTTTGCTTTATGAAACAGAGGAAGAAATAGGTTATTTTATCGTACAGGATACAGAAACGGCAGTTGATATTATAAACGGCGAGATTTTAGACCTTGAAGCATTGCAGGCGGAGGACATAGGGATAATTGGGAATCTGATAGACTACCCCGAGTTTATAGAGGGTATGAGATACCATGTTGAAAAAGGCTTAGATGTGCCGTATCTGCCTGCATTGGACGTTATGGGTACACCGTTACCTTTCCTTAAAATGAAATGTTTAAAATGTGGTCATATAACGCTTGGGTGCTGCTATATGGCAAAACACAAGGATTGTGGCGGATATTTTACGGCGGATTTTGCAACAAAAATTTACAGAGAAAAGGAAAAAGAAAAGGTGTTTGCGTAGTGGTTTACGCAAACACCCCGATTACTGCCTTATAGCAATAATTTACACCTATTCAAATTATACTATAAGGCTTGCCAAAAGTCAATAACGAAGCCTTAAAAAGCGTGCCAAAAGGCGAAAAAATCGGCACGTTTCGGACCTTGTATGGGGTATTAACATCTAGGGTATTTATAAAATTATATACTTACGGAATGTATGTATATGGTTAGGTTGATGTACCCTTTATCCTGTCTGTGGCTTGGATAGTATAAGGAGAAACAGCATGGCAAGAAAAAATTTCATAAGAGAAAAGAGGATTTATTGCGGAGAGGAATATTTAGAGGTTGACATAGTACCCGTTACCAATATGCCGGAAGCAGGGCAGGAGAAAAAAGGGAAGTCCTCACAGGCTCAAAAAAATCTGAATGACAAGCGGAGTAAACGGCGGTTTGTTCAGATAGCCAATACCAACTTTGGGGCAGATGATTTACATATATCAGCAACCTATAACAAAGAGCATTTACCCATAACGCTAGAGGAAGCGGAAAGGAACGTACACAACTATTTAGACAGGGTAAAGCGGAGAATGAAGAGGGTAACAGGGCAGGACTTAAAATATATGCTTGTTACCGAGTATACACCCGAAAGGGAAGAGAACACAGGCCTGGAGGACAAGACTACAAGGGCGGTCAGAATCCACCACCACATTATCATAAACAGAGGTTTAAGCCGTGATGATTTAGAATTGATGTGGAGTGCTACAAGGATAAATTGGAAAAAGGCACAGAATGACCCGGAATATCGGAAAAATGTAGATTACTTAGGGTTTGTGAATTGTGACAGGTTGCAGCCGAACGAAAACGGCATAGAGGGATTAGTAAATTATATCAATAAGCGTAAAAAAGGTTGTAAAAAATGGTCTACCTCTATGAATCTGAAAAAACCAAAAGAAAAGAAAAACGACCATAAGTACAGTTTTAGAAAGTTAAGGGAGTTGGCAAAGACTCCGGAAGATAAAGAAGTGTGGCGTAAGCGGTATAAAGGTTATGAGCCAACAAAGATAGATTTTCAGTATAACGATTATACCGGGTGGAGCGTGTATCTGAAAATGCGGAAAGTGAGGGATTAAATGGGCGCATTAGAAAAATTAGAAAAAAGACAGTTGCATAGGATACCCGACAATATTTGGGAAACCGATTGTAAGTACTGCCTTTTCAGATGTTCGGAGGAAAATTTTGAATATGGCAGCAGGGGCAAATATGAAACACCTTGTAAGATACATCATTACAATGGCAAATGTGGTATTTGGGATAGTGAAGCAGGAGAGTACAAAACAGAACACGAAGTACACAAAGAACATTGTGGTGGAGTAAGACCTATGGCATGTTTCGGAGTATGTGCAACGTGCCGTTCTTTTAATGGTTTTCACGAAGATACAGAAGATGAAAACGCTATATATTGCACACGGATAGACGGACCGGTAAATAGGCGTAATACTATGCCTTGGGTACACGCAGGATATAGCCAAAAGATAACGCATTTTGATTACAGTTACTTCACTTGTGACAAATACAAGGTTGACTCCGACTACACAGACCATTTAATAAAAATGGCGTTAGAGGGGCGTATACCAATGAATTTTAACCCGGACACAATGCAGCAGTTGGAGTATATGGCAGGAGAGCCAATAGAAGAATGGAAAAGCAGGCAGCAGGCTTATAAAGATAGTAAGCCGGAAAATGTAAAGAAAAAGAAATTGCAGGACGCTATAAGGCAGAAAATGAAGAAAACGGAGGCAACACATGATAGCAACGATTGACTTTGAAACAACAGGATTTACCGCAGGCGTAGACGAGGTTTTACAGGTATCAATTATTGATGAAAATTGTAATGTGCTGATTAACACCTATTGCAGACCGAACAATAAGGACAGTTGGGAGAACGCACAGAGGGTACACGGTATCACGCCTTTAATGGTTATGAATGAATTACCGTTTGAAAGGTATGTGTCTACGGTGCTTGACATACTGAATAAGGCGTACAAGGTTATAGCCTACAATGCAGAATTTGTAAACTCTTTTTTGAAATCCTACGGTATCTACATAGACCCCGGAAAATGGCTTGACCCTATGATTATGTTTGCAAGGATTTACGGAGAGTATGACAGTTACCACGATTCGTACAAACAGCAGTGCCTTAATAAATGTGCAAAATATTACGGATACGAATTTAAAACACATGATTCTTTGGAGGACGTAAAAGCAACCCTGTATTGCTATAAGAAAATGGCAGGACAGAAGGAGGGGGATTGACGCATGGAAGATGAAAAGAGGTTATACATAAGCGGAGCGGTCACAGGAACGCAGGATGCAGAGGAAAGATTTAGAAAAGCGGAGGAAAAATACACGGCAGCAGGCTATACGGTGCTAAACCCTCAAAAGATGTGTGCCACCCTGCCGGAATTAAGGCATGGGGAATATATGAAATTGTGCTTTGCCCTGCTTGATATGTGCGGTTACTTCTATCAGATACCCGGCTGGGAGGATAGCCGAGGGGCAAACCAAGAGTACGGATACGCACTTGCAGCGGGCAAGCAGTTTATAAGCTAGGGGAGGGATAACGAATGTTGACCCTGCCAATAAAGAAGAAATGGTTTGATATGATTCTTTCCGGCGAAAAGAAAGAAGAGTACAGGGAAGCCACAGACTATTACTATAAGCGGTTTACCAATCTGTTTAATGCCTTTGACATAGACAGGAGATATATAAGGTTTAGGAATGGCTACCGTGCGGATTCCCCTACATTTACGGCGGTATGCACTTGGAGTATAAAGACAGGTCGGGAGGAATGGGGAGCAGAGCCGGGGAAAGAGTATTACACACTGAAAATACATGAGATTGTAGAAAGGAGCGGTTGTTGATATGCAGGTAGCAGGATTTGTAGTGCATTGCCCTTATGAGGTAGGGGATAAGGTAAATATAACCTTGCAAGGAGGAATTGGCATTGTTGGAGGACCGGCAACGACAAGGACGGCAGAGGTAACGATAACGGATATTCTAGCGGTACATTCTGTAAAGAGGAATCAGCTTACTTTTATATATGAGATTGAAAACACAGAGACAATTCATTTAATCAGTTGGGAGGATTTAAAGCATGATAAATAAAGGATTTGTGACCGATTCGGACACGGATAGAGAATTAAGGGCATGGCAGCAGGCAAGTGAAAACCCGGTAGACGAAGAACGGTTAAGGCAGCAGTACAAAAACAGGAGAAACAACGCCCAAGGACAGCATTTTGAGCGTGAAATATTGGCAGGGTGCAGGATGTACGAACAGCACAGTATAGCCGTGATAGATAAAACGCCCGAGCCGTTCCGTGTAACAAGCAAGAATCATAGAACAGGGGAATTTACCGGGCGTTTCAGCAAACACGCACAACCCGATTTTCAAGGAACCCTGTACGGCGGTCGTTCTATTATATTTGAAGCAAAGCAGACAAGCAAAGACAGGATAACAAGGAATGTGCTTACAGATACGCAAATGGACGTATTGGAGAAGCATAACCGATTAGGGGCGTTATGTGGCGTGTGTATCTGTATTCAAGATGATTTTTTCTTTATCCCTTGGAATGTGTGGCGTGATATGAAAGAAATGTACGGCAGACAGTACCTAAAGGCAGAGGATATAGAGGAATATAAAGTAAGGTTTGACGGTGCGGTACATTTCTTACAGAACATAAACACAGGAATATTTACGGAGGGGCAGGCATGAGCGATAAGGATTTGATTATAGAGTTGTTGGGGATTGCGGAGATAGCAGAGGACGGAACGGTAGATTTTACCGACCGTGCAAAGGAAATCATAGAGAAATTGGCTAAGAAGTATAGGAAAACGCCCATATATAAGCAGGCAAAGAAAGAAACGCCGGAATGGGTCAATACCGCCACGGCAGCGGAAATTTATATACAGATGTGCGACCGTATCGTAAATGCCCCTACAATGGCACATATGCTAAATGCCCCTAAAATCCTGCTGCCTATCCTTTGGGGGAAAATACAGGGGGAACATGAAAAACAAAAGGCAGCAGGGCAGGAGATATATACAGGAACGGCGGAGGGAGGGTTGCAGAGTGCAACTTGACGGATTAGCCGGGGCAGGGATTCCGTATTATGGAATGATAAAAAAGGCAATGCCTGGACCTGCAAAGGAAAGTAAAAAGAAATTTAAAAACAAAAGGCTTACAGAAATTGACGCAAAGACCAAAAAACCGCAGTTGAAAAAAGGTGTAAGCACGGAAAGGGCGGTTGAAGTCCTTTATATGTTTGAAAATGCGGATGTGTTGCCTTGTCAGATTGAGGAAATGAAAGTAACCATAACAAACTTACAGGCAAGGGTTAAGAAATTGGAGGATTGGCAGGAATGAGGATTATTAAAGTTATTGCAGATAAAAAGCCTATGTTTTGTTGCGAGTGTCCTTTAAATGTTGCAGCAGTTAAAATTGAAAAGGCAGAGTGTGGAGAAAACAAAACAGTATTAGACGGTGGACCGGGGTGGAAAGTCGGCGGTAAAGTGCCGGATAGTCGTTGTCTGATAACAACCGTAGAAGAAATGGAGATAGCCAATGGAAACAAAATTGACGTTAGGCAGCCTGTTTGACGGTATCGGCGGTTTCTGCTATGCAGCAACCCTTACAGGCAGGATAAAGCCGATTTGGGCCGCCGAGATAGAGCAAAGTTGCATTGATATTACAAGATACCGTTTACCGGACGTAATGCACGTTGGAAGCGTGACAGAGTTAAAAGGCGACGAGATACAACCCGTAGATATAATTACTTTTGGTAGTCCGTGCCAAGGTTTGAGCACAGCAGGGCAAAGAAAAGGACTAAAGGACGACCGGTCCGGGTTGTTTATGGAAGCAATAAGAATTATAGACGAAATGAGGTTAGCGACAAATGGAAAATATCCAACTTTCATTATTTGGGAGAATGTACCCGGTACTTTTTCATCAGCCGACGGAGCGGATTTTAGAACCGTGCTTGAAAAAGTCACAAAAACCAATATTCCAATGCCTGCAAGTGGCAGGTGGGCATCCGCAGGAATGGTTAGAGGGGGAGCGGTTGACACCGCTTGGAGAGTGCTTGACGCTCAATTTTGGGGAGTACCCCAACGTAGAAAGAGAATCTACCTTATCGGAGATTTTGGAGGACAACGTGCCGGAGAAATATTATTTAAGTCCGAAAGCCTGCTTGGGTATTCTCCGAAGAGCAAAGGCGAGAGGTCGGAAATTGCCGGACAACCTACGGATAGCCTTAGAGCAGAAAGTAGCCGAGGGGGGGAGGTTTTAGGTCTTGATTTTGCACACGCTGATAGCGTGGTAAGGACATTTGCCGATAAATCCCCTGTACTCTTGCAGAATATGGGAAGTGCGGGCGGTCAGATACCTTGTATTATGCACGAAGAAAGGACAGTAGCAGGATTCATAGAGAAAAAAAGCATTATCCCCTTGCGTGACGAAGTGACCCGGAATAAAGCAAGCAATGGTTTAGGCATTGGAAAAGCTGGCGGACCCTGCCCGACACTTACGACCGCAGACGTACACAGCGTTTTCTACGAAGCATATCAGCACCACGGATACAGGGAAAGCGATACAAGCGGAACATTGACGGCAGGACAGAATAATACCGTAAGGGGCGATACGCCTTTAGTAGTAACGGACAAAAGGGCCTTTGAAGAGAATCAGCACGGCGGATACCGTGAAACGGAAATTAACGGCACATTAAGGGCAGTGGGGGGGTCTTACGACGGAGGGTCAGAAACCATAGTAGCCGAGAGCCAAAGGACAAAGGAGAATACCCCTAGCAAGCCTAAGAGCATTAAAGATATTCTGAAAAAGGCGGTGCAAAAGGTTGTTTACATCATACGCCGACTGATTCCAATAGAATGTGAACGCCTGCAAGGATACCCGGACGATTGGACGAGATACGGGGCAGACGGCACGGAAATAGCCGATACGGCACGTTATAAGGCAATAGGTAACAGTATATGCGTATTCTGTGCGGAAAGGGTCTATTTAGGGATTTTAGATGCATTAGCGGAAGTATCAGATGAAAGAGAAAATGAAAGCCTTTTATAAGGAGGTATTTATGTTTTGGGTAAAAGAAAAGATGATACGGGAGATAAAGAAAAATGAGTAAATGCCATATATGCGGTAAAAAGGTGTTGGAGGTCGTGGAAGTCTGCCCCGAGTGCTTACAAAGGGCAGCAGTTGACCCCAAGCAGATAAAGCGGTTAAAGCAGATAAACGGTATTTTAAACATTACCGCAGGAACGGACACCAATATAAAGGAGTGCATTGAAAGCATAAAGGAAATTGCGGAAGAGTTGGAAAGGGGCGGTACGAATGGCAAAGAAGAAAAGAAATCATAAGATAAAACCATTTAAGCAGGATAACAGGATTGTATATAACACGGCAAAGCCAAACAGACAGGCAAGACGGCTTGGAGCAGTTGCGGTAGAGTCACCGAAGAAAGAAGAGCCTAAGAGGGTATCAAAGGCAGCCATATTAAGGGAGAGGTTGCAGTGGGCACAGGAAATACAGAAGAAAATAGTACCGCCGGATATGACGTATGGGGAATATATGGAATATCTGAAAGAAAAAAGGCAGCAGCTGGAAGAAAAAAGGCAATAAACTTACGGAAGTATACATATTGCACAAACTTACGGAAGTATGTTTGTTGAGTTTGCCGGGTTGAAATTATACTTACGGAAGTATATAATAAAATTATCAAAGGAAAACAAATAAACGTAAGCCAATAGTCGTAGATACCCTGTATATGGAATTGGTCGAGTTGTTCCATTGGATATTTAACGAGGACACGGCAGCAGTACAAGACCAATTATAAAAGATAGTGGAAACATACAGACAGGCAAGGAGGGAAAAACGGATTGCAAAAAGTGGAAATGACGCAGGAAGACAGGGCGTATTTCAAAGAGGGAGTTAAAACCCTGTGCGGTACGGAATTGATTCTTGCAACCAAGGTTATCAATGACCCGGATATAAAAAAGATTTTTACGCAAAGCGACCTTGACTTTATGAATAAGGAGTTAGGCAGACAGGCAGGGGCAATATTAGCAGGGATACTAAGGGGATTTAAGAAAGAGAATTTTTCAGAAGTGCAAAAAATTTTAACAGGAGGTAAAAGCGAATGAAAACGATTGCAGTTATCAACATGAAAGGCGGTTGTGCCAAAACAACGACTACGGTAAATATGGCTCATATCTTAGCCAAGTATTACGGTAAAAGGGTATTAGTCATTGACAACGACAAGCAGGGTAATTTATCCAAGGCTTGCGGAGTATGGAGTTATGACAATTTAAGCCTTGCGGATATTCTGACAGGGGAAGCAGGGATTACGGAGGTTATACAGACAACACAGAATCCGTTATTAAATGCTGTTCCTGCCAATATGCACCTTTTGACCGCTAATTTAATGGTTATTAAGGATGAGGAAAGAGAACAGGCAGCAATACTTAAAAATCAGTTGGAAGAGGTAGCAGACGCATACAACTATTGTATTATTGATTGTCCGCCGGATATAAATATATCCGTTATAAATGCACTTGTGGCAGCAGACGAGGTTATCATACCGATTAAGATTGACGGATACGCCTTTGACGGTATGGACGAATTGGAAGAGCAGATAAATAACGCAAAGCAGTTAAACCCGAAACTGAAATTGAGGGGTTGCCTTGTGACAATGTTCTACAACCGTGATGTATGCAGGCAGGGGGAGGAATGGTTACAGAATCAGCGTTACCCGGTATTTAAAACCCATATACGCAGGACGGAAAAAGCAGACGAGGTTACTTTTACCAATGAAAGCCTTATGGAGTATTCCCCACGTTCCGGGGCCGCAAGGGATTATAAGGCATTTGTTAAAGAGTATTTGGAGGTATAGCATGGGAGGATACAGGAATAAAGAGGGATACCCCGACCCAACAGCAGGTGAAGCAATAGGAACGCTTGCCAAAGAGGAAAGAAGAGAAGAAAGAGAACGTAACGCAGCAGTAACGAGCCTTATTACAATGCTAAAGCAGATAATCAGCCTTGCAGGGTTTGAATTGGTGGAACGCATTGTATTAAGGGATAAGGAAACAGGAAAGGAGTACAGATAATGGGAATTATTGAAAAACAGGCGGAAAATCTCAAAGAGTTGTTTAATCTGATACAGAAACACCCAGATTTACCAATTATGGCAATGGTAGATAGCGACATTGTAGCAGATGATGGCGGTTTTTGGTTGGGCGAATGGGGCAGATGTGAGGTTGACAAGTATATAGTGCATGAGGATTACGGTGTAATTTTCTACGACAATGGGGACCCCGATATAGTAGATATTTTTGAAAAGTATTTTGATTATGCAGAATGTGGCATAGATGAAGAAATGCCGGACAAGGAAGCCTTACCGTTGATGAAAGCCAAAATTGACACGTTGGATTGGAAAGAAGCAATTATTGTATATATTGTTTTGCCCGACCCGGAATTATGTTAGGAGGTAGCCTATGGAACGCAGACCAATTATTATAGTCAATACGGATAATTACCCGACATTTTGTGATAACCGTTGCAATAATACGAATTGCAGCAGGCATATATCAAAAATGAGGTTTTATACAGGCGGTTGCAAAATCAGCAAACTAAGAAATACCAAGGATTGCGAGGGGTACATATCAAAGTGGAAACAGTCGCATGAGGAAATAGAGCAGATAAAAAAAGAAATGGAGGAAGCGGGAAAACGCCGAACTTAAAGCAGAACTTAACCACAGGCAGGAAGTTGAATTAACAATAATGAAGCAGAAAAGCGAAATAGAGGAAGAAATAAAAACGGTACTATCAAAAATTAAAAACGTGTCCGATTCGGTCACAGAATTAAAGGAGGGCGTAAGAAATGGCAGGATTTGACCTTAACAGTTTATTGAATGGAAAAAGTAAAGGGGCAGCAGTAAAAGAGAACGACACGCAGGCAGCGGAACCGGCAGAGGGGCAGGGTACACCCTTTGAGGTAGTAATGCTTGATGTAGAGGACTTAATGCCGAGTAAGGATAATTTCTACACAACAGAGGGCATAAACGAATTGGCGGACGCTATCGAGTTGTCGGGAGGAATAGAACAGAATTTAATAGTTAAGCCGGAAGCACACGGTAAGTATGAGGTTATCGCAGGACACCGCCGGAGATTGGCAGCGTTGAAACTGATAGGGGAGGGCAAGGAAGAGTATAGAAAAGTGCCGTGTCGTATCAAGCATGAATCCGACACCATAAAAGATAAATTAAGCCTTATCCTCACAAATTCCACAGCAAGGGAGTTGACCGATTGGGAAAAAGTGAAGCAGGCAAAGGAACTAAAAGAACTGCTTACAGAGTATAAAAAGGCATTTATGGAGGAAAACAAGGATAAGCCGAAAGAAGAGCGGGTAAGAATGGGGCGTATCCGTGAAATCGTGGCACAAATGCTTAACACGTCCACTACACAGATTGGACGAATGGAAGCCATAGACAATAATTTATCCCCGGAATTTAAGCAGGAATTGGAAAAGGGTAATATCGGCATTTCCACCGCACACGAACTTAGTCGACTGAATAAACAGGAACAGGCAAAAGCCTATCAGCAGTACGAGGAAAAGGGAGAAATGCACATTAAGGACGTGAAGCAGGGACAAAAAGAGGAAATCACGGACGAACAGGTAGAGCAGGCACAAAAGGCAATCATTGACGCTATTAAAGGCGAAGTCAACAGGGCGGTATTTAATGCCAAGGGTGTAGCAGGCATAGAAAAAGCGATAAGAAAGCATTTTGAAAAGACATTTAAAGGCTCAAAAATAAACTTGGAGGACGGCAGACATTTTATATACAGGTTTTCGGCAGAGGGATTAACAATTATCAATGAGGAATGGCAGAATTATGTAATTAAGTATGTTGACCTTGCGGAAATTGTAGAATTGATGATTGAAAGCGGAGATTTGACATATGATGATACCCCGGAAGAGGTACAGGAAGAGCAGGAAAGCACCGAAGAGGAAACAGGCGGAGTATTTAACGGTATGAATGAACCGCAGGCAGCAGGTGGCACGGAGGAAGAGGATAACGAGCCTTTACCGGGGCAGCAGGATATGAGCGATTACCCCGAGTATGTACCCAATCCGGAAGAAAAGGGATTATCCTTTACAGAATGGATACAAAAGAAGTACGGAACAGGGCAGTATAACTTGATACAAAAGGTTGTGAGGGAAACCATTCTTACACAGGCGGAGGAAGATAATAATATCTGCCCTAAAGAATGGGAAAGCAGGCTAACCAACGCTTTATCTGTATGGGTAATGGGTAAGACAAAAGAATATCAGACCTATTTACAGAGTTAGGCGGTGCGTATGGATTATTTAGAGATTAAGGAGGACGGAATAAGTCTTAAAAGGATAGTGTTAGGCGAGAAAACACAATACCAAATCAAGGCACTATCCCTTATATGGGGTACAGAACTAAAAGAAACGTGCGATAGAATCAATTGTATATTGCAAGCCTTTTCTGATACATGGGATACCGTAAAAGAATTAGCAGAATGCATTTTAGAGGTATTGCAACAAGGAAGGGATATTTGCGAATCCTGCATAAGCAGGAGGACACGGCACGGCAGCAGTATTAAGGCAGAAAAGCAAAGAAAAGCAGTAGCAAATATCAAGTGGTCGGAAAAATACAGACCGCCGTAAAAGAAAGGATATGCAATTTATGAAAAATTCGGAAGTGGAAGCAATCTTAAAATTTTACAAGTACATTGACCTTGATATTAAGGTGGCGAGTGAATGGCTGGAGCAGTACGAAGCCGGGTACAATCCGTTAGGGGCCGTTATATATGACGGTATGCCCCACGGCAACAAGTTATCCGATTCTACGGCTCTGCTTGCCATTAAAACAGCAGAAACCGACACAAGGGAAAGTATCGAAACTCTGAAAAATAGGATTAAAGGGTTGAAAAAACTTAGGACGGAGATTTTAAAGGAAATTTCAACGCTTAGCCCGGTACATAAAACCATTATTTGCGGATTCTATATCAAGGGGCAGAAATGGGAACGCATAGCGGAACAAATTAGTTATAGCGTTCGGCAATGCAAAAATATAAGGTGCGTAGCCTTAGAGGTCTTGGGCGGAAAATTTGCAAGGAATAGAAACATATCACAGAGCGGAATTGTAAAAGGAATTATTGAGTAAGATTTGCCCGCTGTTTCCCGAATTTATATGATATAATACTAAAATGAAAATACCGAAAGGCAGCGGGAGAAAATGTATTAAATCCTGCTGCCTTTTAAGTTTCATTTTTGAAATTTTAAAGAAAAGCGTAAATTCCGATTGGACGGAACGACGGAAAATGGAAAAACAAACGAAAGGAGGTTTGACCGTGGCTAAAAAAGTGAATGAAACCAAAGAAAAAGCAAAACAGATTTTTCTTGATTCGGAGGGGTTGGCGAAACCGTCCAAAATAGCGGAGAGTTTGGGTATAGATTCCTCACAGGTGCGTAAATGGAAGTGTGTAGGGAAGTGGGAGGAAGAGTTAAAAAACAGGCCTAAAAAAAGGGGAGGGCAAAAGGGAAACCAAAACGCCAAGGGGCACGGAGCCCCACCAAGAAACCGAAACGCCGAAACACACGGGGCATATTCTACGGTCTATTTTGACGAGTTGACGGAGGAAGAAAAGACCCTTATAGAATCCGTTACCCTTGACACGGCGGAAAATATGTTAAGGGAATTACAGACACTTATAGCCAAAGAAAACGACCTAAAGAAACGCATAGCGAGCCTTAATAGTGGTGATACAGGACAGTTATACACGGACAAGGTTGTAGAAATGCGTACCCCACACAAGGCAGAGGATAACGACCCTTACGCAGCATATACAGAGGGAGAGGGTGGAAATACTACCCCTCTTGATATGGCTATGGAAACCATTATAAAATCATCAGCATTTGAAAGAGCAATGAAGTTAGAAGCAGAACTAAACAAGATACACGGACGCATTATTAAGTTGTTAGATTCTATCAAGTCTTATGAGTTAGAGCAACGACGTATATCCTTGGAAGAGAAGCGGTACGCACTAATGAAACAGAAGATAAGCGGAGAGTATGACGTAGACCCCGATACAGGAGAGATAAACGACACATACAACGAGGACGAAGAGGAAAAAGATTTAATTGAATAATTTTTTTTAAGAAACACCGCCAGGCAGCAGGCGGAGCGGTCAAAAGGTACTGTAAAAATAAAAAATTTTTATGCGGGTACCGTGACCCCAAAACCTGCCTAGATTCCGGGGCAAAAAATCAACTTCCAAAATTGCGGAAATTTTTTTAAGGGGGTAGGATTTTGAAACTTTATGATAAAAATGCGGTGGCAAAATTCCTAGATATGACCCCAAAAAATGTAGAGAGGTTGACACAGAAAGGAATCTTACACACCACGCAGGGCAATTTATATTCATTGGCAGAAACCAACCGGGCATACATCAGATATTTAAGGGACCGTAACCCGGAAACACAGGAAGCGGTAGACCTAAACGAAGAGAGGGCGAAACTCACAAGAGCGAAAAGGCTTAATGAGGAATTGGATTTATCGGTAAAAAAAGGAGAGTTACACAAGGCGGAGGACATAGAAAAGATAATGACCGCCACGCTGATAAACTTTAAAAGCCGGTTAAGTGCGATTCCGGCGGAGGAAGCGGAGAAGTTGGCAACAATGACGGACAAGGCTAAGATTTTTTTATACCTTAATGGAAAAATCAAAGAAGCCTTAACCGAGTTATCAAATTTTGAGGAAATGTTTAAGGAGGAAATTAAGGAAAATGAAGAGGGAAACGATTGACCTTTTCAACCGGATATTTAAGGTACTAGAGCCACCGCCCGACCTTACGCTATCACAATGGGCGGATAAATACCGACGTCTTTCCTCTGAATCGGGCAGCAAGGGCGGACATTGGAACACGGATAAAGCACCTTGGCAGCGGGAAATCATGGATGCAATAACCGACATATCCGTTGAAAAGGTCGTAGTAATGAGTGCTGCACAAATGGGAAAAACAGACGCTTTTCTATTGAACACCATAGGCTACTATATGCACTACGACCCCTGTACTATTCTTTGTATGCAGCCTACCTTATCACTTGCGGAAACCATGAGCAAAGATAGGCTTATGCCAATGGTAAGAGATACCCCGGCGTTAAGAGATAAGATAAACGAGAAGAGCAGGACGAGCGGTAATACCATTTTTAAAAAGGCATTTCCGGGCGGACGTATCACAATGACAGGGGCAAACAGTCCTACGGAATTGCGTAGCCGTCCTATCCGTATCCTGCTTGCAGATGAAATAGACGCATACCCGCCGACCGCAGGGGCGGAGGGCGACCCTCTGATACTTGCAGGAAAACGACTTACAACCTATTGGAACAGAAAAGAGGTAGACACAAGCACACCGACCGTAAAAGGGGCAAGCCGTATAGAAATGGAGTACGAACATTCAACAATGGAAGAGTGGAACGTACCGTGTCCGAGTTGTGGGGAATTGCAACCGTTGGAGTGGGGCAACCTCACATATAAGATTGACGCAGACGGGGAGGTAGAAAGCATTACATACGCCTGTACGAAATGTGGTTGTATCCATTCAGAGATTGAATGGAAAGACCATTTTAACGAGGGGCGGTACATAGCAAAATATCCAAACAGGAAAGTAAGGGGATTTCATTTTAATTCTCTAGCGTCTACGTTTTTTGGTTGGGAGAAGATAGTAAAAGGATTTATCGAAGCAGACCAAGCATTAAAAAAAGGCAATATCGAACTTATGAAGTCTTGGGTTAATACCGAGTTGGGGCAGACTTGGGAGGAAGAGGGCGAAAAGGCAAGTAAGGACGACTTATTAAAACGCCGTGAGAAATACCGTTGTGAAGTGCCGGAAGAGGTTATAGCACTTACGGCGGGAATCGACACACAGGACGATAGATTTGAGGTCGAGGTTGTCGGTTGGGGCGTAGGGCATGAATCTTACGGTATCGTATACAAAAGAATTTATGGCGACTTGAAGCAGACGGAGGTATGGAAAAACTTAGACGAGTTTCTTTTACAGAAATTTAAAAGGGCAGACGGTACGGAATTGCGTATTATATGTGCCTGCATGGATTCCGGCGGACATTTTACCAATAAAGTATACAAATTCTGCAAAGCAAGAACAGCAAGAAAGATATTTGCAATCAAAGGAAAGGACGGTACAGACCGCCCATACATTCCGAAACCGTCAAAGAATAACAGAGAGCAGGCGTATTTATTTACTATTGGGGTAGATACGGGTAAATCCCTGTTATTACAGAGGTTGCAGATTGAGGAAGAGGGCCCCGGATACTGCCACTTCCCAAAAGATGAAAATAATAATATCCGGGGATATGATGAAGATTATTTTAAGGGATTGACGGCAGAAAAACAGGTATTAAAGTACAAAAAAGGGCGACCGTACTTTGTATGGGAACTGACAGGCGAAACAAAGAGAAATGAGCCTTTAGACTGCCGGAATTATGCACAGGCAGCAATAGAGATTACAGGCTTAACCCTTAAAGAGCCATCACAAAAATCAGCAGGAAACACACAGACCCCACCGAGAAAAGCAAGACGCAGGGGAAATAGAAGCGGAGGTATCACATAATGGCAGGAATTACATTAGAAGTAGCAAAAAAACACTTGGATATGTGGCTTGAAGCCGAAAGCCAAGTAGCAATCAACCAAGCCTATACAATAGGCGGAAAATCATTTACACGGGCGAATTTAAGCGAAATACGCAACCAAGTAAAGTATTGGAGTAACAAAGTGGCGGAATTGGAGAATATAGCCAAAAACAAGGGCAGAAACAGGCTTTACAGGGTCGTACCTAGGGATTTATAAAAATGTTTATTTGAACAATGATATTTAATATGCTACAATACGAATGTATAATTGAAAAGAAAGTAGGATGCGTTTTCCGAGATGCCCTCTAATCTTACGAAAGAGGGTGATGCCATATGGATACAATAGAAGTTCTGACTTTATTGTTAGTAGTTTTTGCGGCACTATCTTACATAGATAATCACAAAAAGAAATAAGCATCCCTACTCGTCCAAAAGTGAAGATGCTTAAATTCTTATAATTTTTGCTGTTTACTGAGGGCAATCGGAGAATCAATTCCGATTACTTCTAAGTAAATTATACATGAGAGCTGCTTGCTTTGCAAGTGGCTCTTTTAAATTTATTTGAAAAAATTTCTTGAAAAATAACCAACATTGCCCGCTGTTGCCCACCATTTTGATGTATAATAGTATCGTGAAAAAGCACCAAGAGAAACCAAACGGAATCTTGAGGGTGCTTTTTTCGTGCAGATTTTTCAGCACAAAAGCACAGATGAAAGTAGGAGGTTAGAACGGTTTTGAATCTGTTAGACAGGGCAATAGCCACAATTTCCCCGGAAAAAGCATTAAAAAGGGAAGTTGCCAAGAAAAGATTAAGAATGGTAAACAGCGGTTACGGAAACTATGGGGCAAACGGTACGAAAAAATCAGTTATTGGTTGGACGCATGGCGGAGGTAGCCACAGGGAAGATATAGAGGACAATATAGACCCGTTACGGCAGAGGTCAAGGGATTTGTACTATGGAGGGTCTAACATTGCCACAGGGGCGGTAAAACGCCTAAGAACAAACACTGTAGGCGTAGGCTTGCACCTTAAAGCGTCCTTAAACGAGGAAATATTAAAGATTCCGCCGGAAAAGGCAAGGGAATTAGAGGAAACCATAGAGAGAGAGTTTGCACATTGGGCGGATTCCACAAATTGCGATATGGAGAGGCTGGATAACTTCTATCAGCTGCAGCAGTTGGCGTTACTTAATGCCCTGCTTAGTGGCGATTCGTTCGCTCTTATGGATACGTCAAAAAGGACAGGCAGCATTTACGATTTGCGTATTGGACTTATCGAAGCAGACAGAATAAGCACACCGGACAAAGAGAGGGTAAACCCTTTGTTTTGTGAGGGAGTGGAAAAGAACGAAGCAGGGGAGGTAGTAGCCTACCATATATCGAAATTCCACCCGCTGTCATTTGTTGACCGCAACCCGAGGGAATGGGTAAGGGTCGCAGCGTATGGAGAAAAGACAGGAAGACGCAATGTGATACATGTCATGAATCGCGAAAGAATCGGGCAAGTCCGGGGCGTTCCTTTTTTATCCCCTGTCATTGAAACGATAAAGCAGTTAGGACGCTACACGGAAGCGGAGGTATTGGCAGCAGTCATAAACGGACTTTTTACCGTGTTCATTGAAAAAGAAAGTGCGAGTGATGATTTGCCGTTTGGGGAAACCGTGCCGGAGGAATTACAGGTAGACGCAGAGGACGAGGGCAGTATTGAACTTGCACCCGGGGCAGTTATTGACTTGGGCGAGGGCGAAAAGGCAAATATGGTTAATCCGGGCAGACCGAACCCAAACTTTGACCCATTTGTAATAGCGGTAATAAAACAGATAGGGGCAGCGTTGGAAATACCCTACGAAATACTCATTATGGCATTTAATAGCAACTATTCAGCGTCAAGGGCCGCCATTTTGGAATTTTTTAAAGTTGTCAAGATGTACCGTTCGTGGTTTGTAACGGACTTTTGCCAACCGGTTTATGAGGAATGGTTAAGCGAAGCGGTTGCAAAGGGGAGAATCAAGGCCCCCGGATTTTTTGACGACCCTATTATAAAATCTGCCTATTGTTCAGCAGAATGGAGCGGACCGAGTGCCGGACAGTTAGACCCGACAAAGGAAGTACAGGCAGCAGATTTAAGGGTACAGGGCGGATACTCTACAAGAGAGCGTGAAGCAAGGGAACTTACAGGCACGGATTTTTACAAAAATGTAAAACAGCGTAAACGTGAAGAGGAATTATTAAAGGAGGTAGGAAAAAATGCAGGGCAGCAGGCTAACCAATTCCCTACGGATAACAGGGATTCGGAATCAGACGGGGAACACGACCCCGACAAAGACAACCAAAACCCCGGGAATGACGGAGGGGAAGCACAGGAAGAAACCAAAGAATAAAGCCGAGATACACAGGTTTTGGAATTTTAAGGAGGGGGAAGAGGAAAACACCGCAGAACTTTTATTATACGGCGAAATTTCCGAGTATTCGTGGTACGGCGACGAGATTACCCCGGCAGCATTTAACGCAGACCTTAAAGGAATGGGTGCGGTTGATGAAATAACCGTGCGTATCAATTCCGGGGGCGGGGACGTTTTCGCAGCAGTGGCAATTTATACCCGGCTAAAAGAACATAAAGCGAAAATATCGGTCAAGATTGACGGTTGGTGTGCGAGTGCTGCCACTATTATAGCAATGGCAGGCGACACAATCGAAATATCCGTAGGCGGTATTTTTATGATACACGACCCGGCAGCGGGCGTATTGGGATACTACAAGGCGGACGAATTAAAGAAGATTGCGGACGAGTTGGAAACTATCAAGCAGTCTATTGTTAATTGCTATATGACCGTTACGGATAAGTCAGAAGAGGAAATCAAAAGCCTTATGACAGATGAAACGTGGTTTACAGGGCAGGAAGCGGTAGACGCAGGATTTTGTACCGCTGTTATGTTCACGGAGGTAGAAACAGAGGTAGAGGACGCAGAAAAAGTTATTGTTAATTCCGTGCCTATCAGTATCAGCGGTTTTCATACCGTACCCAAAGGATTATTAGGCTACATGGGTAGCCATAATAATAAACCCAATGCAGAAAATAACAAGGAGGATAAGAAAATGACATTGGAAGAGTTTAAGAAAGAACATCCGGACGTAGCCAATGCGTATAAAAGTGAGATTTTGGCAGGGACCGGCACAGACGAGGCAGGAAGCAAGGCAGCAGTAGACGCAGAGAGAGCAAGGATAAAGGCTATTGATGAAATCACTTTGCCGGGTTACGAGGACTTGGCAGCCAAGGCAAAGTATGAAGAGCCTGTAAGTGCCGAAGCGTTTGCTATGCAGATTATAGCAGAACAGAAAAAGAAAGGGCAGACATTTTTAAATAACCGTGAGGAAGATGTAACAAATTCCAGAGTAAAAGATGTAAACCCTATTTCCAACAAAGGCGGTACAGGGGAGAGCGAGGACCCATTCGGGGATATTATCGACCAGATGTACCCGGAAACAAAATAACAGGAGGTAAAGAGAAATGGTAGCAGGAAAAGAATTGTTAGGAAGTTACAACCCTAGAATGATACACGCCGGGGATTATCCCGTTGTGACCGATTCGGGCACGGTTGCAGACGGCGAAACTATTATTGAACTTATGCCCATAGTGCTTGGAACGGACGGTAAAATTACGGCGGTTACGGCGGATACCGTAGCAGATGTTTACGGATTGGCAGCGGAAAACGCAGAAGCCGGAGAAGAGGTAGTAATATACCTCACGGGAGAGTTTTTCGGAGATTCTATCGAAGTACCCGCAGGAACTACCGCAGCAGATTACAAAGCACCGTTTAGGAAGCTGGGTATTTTCTTGGTAGATACCGACAACGCAGTAGCAACCGCACCGAGCGGAGAGTAAAAGAAAAGGAGATAATAAACCATGGCAATTAGTATTTATGACCCTAGAACAATGGGGAAATTAGTAGAGCGTATGCCGAAAGTGCATACTTTTATCAAAGATACGTTTTTCCGCAACGTGGAAACATTCGATACACAGAAGATTGACGTTGATTTTAAAAAGGGAAACAGGGCGTTAGCACCGTTCGTACATAAAAAGATTGGCGGTGCTACAATCGACAACGAGGGGTATCAGACCAACACCTACGAGCCGCCGCTTGTAGCACCAAACAAGATTACCACGGTAGATGATATTTTGAAGCGTACACCCGGCGAAAGCCTGTATAACGGTAAATCCCCTAATCAGAGAGCCGTTGAGAAAATGCAGCTTGATTTTACCGAGTTGGAAGAGATGATTACACGCCGTGAAGAGTGGATGTGCTGCCAGTCTTTATTTACGGGTAAAATCCCGATTCTTGATAAGGACGGCAAGGCAATACAGTCTGAAATTGACTTTAATTTTACCAACAAAGCAACACTTAAAACCGCCGACAGTTGGAAAACCAAGCAGGGCGGTAAGATTGCACAGTTAAAGGCTTGGCGTAAACAGGTACAGAAAACAGGTTTTGTAAACTGTAATGTATGCCTTATGGGTGCGGACGCATTGGAAGCGTTCTTGCAGGACGAGGAAGTACAGAAAGTGCTTGACGTAAGGCGTTTTGAGGTTGCGGTTATTGCACCTAAAGAACTGCCTAACGGTGCTACCTACATTGGTACTATTCACGAGTTGGGAATGGATATTTACACCTACAACGAATGGTATCTTGATAATTGGACGAATAAGGCGAAGCCGGAGAATAAACCGTTGCTTCCTGCTAATATCGTTGTCCTGTTATCTACCGAAGCTACCTACTCCATGTATTACGGAGCGGTCGGCATTGTGGACGAAGCAGGAAAGACTATTGCTGTAGTTGAGGGGTCAAGAATCCCGGAACAGTGGGTAGAAAGACGCCCGGCAAGGAGATTTTTACAGTTGTCCGCTGCCCCTCTTTGCGTACCGCATGAGGTAGAGTCTTGGTTTGTGGCTACCGTCTGCTAGGCGGTGCAGCCTATGAAAAATTTTAAGGAAATGCTTGATAAGGACCTGGACAGCACGTTTTATAACACGGACGAATACGCACAACTTAAAAGAATCAGATGTGACGGGATAGATAAAAATATACCCGTCATATTTGATTCGGAGGAAACCAAAGACCGAAACGGCGGAGGGGACCATGCGGAGGGAATCTATGGAAAATTCGTTGTTATCCGGGTCCGGTTAAGAGATTTGGAAAAAGAGCCAAGCCAAGGTATGAGATTTTGGGTAGGCAACGACCTTTTCACAATCACAAACGTACTAAACGAGTACAACGAGTTAATCATAGACTTAGAAAGGTTTGACGAGTAATGATTGATGTAGAAGTATCGGAAGAAACGACCGACAGACTACACGCTATTCTTGCAGGAATTGAAAATGCGGAAGAAAAGGTATTAAAACCCGCACTTGCAAGGGGGTTATCAGCAGGAAAAACAGCATTTAACAAGCAGATAAGGGAAACTTACCACGTTTCCCCTAGCGTCCTTTCGAGTTATTCAAAGGTAGGATATAAAAATGTGAGCGTGAGCGGAAACGGAATCATAGGGAGTATTGAATATTCCGGCGGTGTAATTCCGCTCTTTAAGTTTAATGTTGCCCCTAAAAAGCCTACATACGGCAAGAAAGCCGTCAAAGCGTCTGCAATGAGGTCGGGCGGTCAAGTGGTATTTGACAATGCTTTTATTGCACAGATGAAAAGCGGACACCTTGGAATATTTGAGGGAAAAGGTACATGGCGTAGAAGCACAAGACCGACAAATACAGGAAGAAACACAGAAAATAACGAAAAAATTAAGGAATTGTTTGGGCCGTCCGTTCCGAGAATGGCGGAAAATACTGTTGTGCTACAAAGCGTGGAAGATAGGGTAAATGAGGTTATAAATCAAAGAATCGACCACGAAATAGAAAGACTGTTAAGCGGAAACGGGGGTTAAAAGTGACACCATTAGACCTATTGGAATCCTTAAAAGGATATTGCGAGGAAAACACTAAGGATATGCGGTTGATTGCTAGAGTTGAGGAAAATGGAACAAAAGCAGGAGAACGACCGCCGAAAGTGTTTATCGGCAATCTTCCCAACAAGGAATCAGAGAAAAAAACAGCACCCTATATACTCTTGAAACTTCTTACCAAGAAAACAGATGATGAAGAGAGCGTATGCAGGGTGCGTATTATTTGCGTCACATATTCCGAGGATAAGCAGGAGAATTATATACAATGTCTGAATGTGCTTACAAGGCTTGAAACAAAATTATTAGAGGACGTTGTAGTTGATAACCGCTATTCCTGTCAGAAACCGATAGAAACAATCGTGTATGATGATGATTTGGAAGTGTACCAAGTGGGCGAAATGATGACCGTTTGGGAAATGCCAAAGATGGAACGTGATGTAAGGCAATATTTGATATAAAGGAGGTAGCCGAAATGGCAGCAGGAACACGCACAGCCACCAAAAAGACGGTTGAAAATGAAAAGGCGGTAAATTCTATACCTAAAGAGGAAAAACCGCATGAAAAGGCAAATACGAAAGCCACAGAGGGTAGATTTATCTATATCGGACCGACAACAAGAACGGGT